GAGAATGGGATTCAGACCAGCGGCACGCATGTCATCAACAGCCCATTGATAACGATGTTTATAATTTTCAACATTCCACGCATTCGCCTGTGCGGCATTAGCGGAATTGTAATGATTCTGAACTGCAGATCCGAGAACAGAACCAGCGACACTGCCTAATGTATTTGAAAGCCACGACATATAACCAACTCCTTCTAGAAGTGATCAACAAGGCCGGGCGTACCGAACATAGGCATAGGACGCACAGTAGTATAACGGAAGCCTACGTCGAGCAAGAACTCAGGCTCATCCTGAACGGCAATAATGCGCTTAATGGGCGGATTTTCCGTAATGAATTCCTCGTTCAGAGTAGGAGCATTATTGAAGAACTGGGATAAGTGCCACACGTCAAGGTTACCACCAGTTACAGAGCTACGGAACTTGCCCGTGATCTGCGAAGGTTTATAGCGGTATTCAGCATAACGCTCCTGATATCCGAAAACAGTAGTATCAGCTGCAGTACCCTGGGCATAAATCTCACGAAGTTCAATAGCCTGTTCACCAAGATGGGCGAATGTCGGCCAATAGAAGTCATAAACCGTAGAACGAAGCCACATCTTATTGACACCTTGCTGGTAAGTAAGGTCGGCGCGGGCGCATACGAAGCCTATAATATAGCCATGTTCAACGAATGACTTCGTGAAACCATGAAATCTAGACGCCGTAACGCCGTAGGCTGAAAGGTTACCTTGAGGCGAGGTGTTGTCGGTTGCAGAAGTCTGAGCTATTGGGTTGACATTAACCATCTTCGTGAAGGAGCCTAGAAACTCTGGACGTTGCAATCGGGCGTCTGGAGAAACCACGCCGAAGAAAGAGCGAAGCACTTCAGTATACCGACTACCACCGCGAGCAAGGCGCTCATAGAACTTCTGCATCTGAAAAGCAGTGCGAAGACTGTTGATGGTGAAGATGCTGGAAGAATCCAGATCGGCATAAGCAGATTTAGAAAGCCAAGAAGAACCGGGCTGGGCAGTAACGGTAGACACACCAGAACCGTTGACAGAGTGACCGGCTATAGAAGTGCTATAACCACCTTGATACTGCAACGTACCGCTTCCAGTATATACGCTATGAACGCCGCCATCTTCCGAAAGCTGAGCAGCACCTAAGCTATTATTAGATTGCTGTACGAAGTAGCCTGAGACAGGCGAAGGATCAACTAATGTAGCGGTACCGGCAAGGCCTATAGATACACCGGGTCCTTTCTGTGTCCAAGGCAGAGCGGAAGTAAAGTAATCATGGCGCTTACCGCGTGGTGGGCAAGGATATCCGGGAAGAATGCTAGTTCCAGAACTGAATAACCAAGAAGGCTGATCAGAAACGCGGGAAGAATCCAATATTTCATTGGTGTCGCCTTTCTGGATCTTGACAGACTTCTGCAGATTTTCATCTCGAAACCATTCATTCCAGATGAGGTATACAGCGCGGAATGGAAGAGCGCTAACACCAGATATAGTATTTTCCGTGTTGACAGGTAGGCCGAAATAGTCCCATAGAGAACCCACGTAAGTATTATTAGTGTTAGCATTAGCCATAATGGCAGGGATGACATAATCGGTACTATCATCAGGATCTTCTTGTTCAAAGCAGAAATTCTGCCAATGGTCCCAGACGAGGCGATTTGGAACAAAAAAGAAAAACCAGTCCAGATATATATTGTCCATGATAGGCTTAATAGGAGTAGCTAATCGAGCGAAATAATTAACAGACATCCTAGTAGTATCACCAGGCAGTACTTCATCAACGAATACGGGGACAAGCTTGCCTGAGTTGAAAGTTGTCTTATAGACATGCGAGCGGTCGAATTTCGTCCGACGCATATACATTGCGGGAGCATCGCTGAAGCGATGACCTCTAACTCTAATTTTTCGAGCCAATTTTTCACCTTCTTTGAAGTGTAAACCTAATAATTAGCCTAAAGCGAATTATTCTTAGGTTTTAGTTTATTTTTGCGTCACCTACGCCAGTTACATCAAGTAAGTAACTGGCTTCGGTGACGCCTATTTTGGTGTTTCTTCATTATTTTGAGTTAAAGTGTTACTTTTTTCTTGTGTTTGTTCACTACTTAAGGACTGTTGTAGTTTATCAGAGGTATGATTGCTACCATACAGACCTTGTTGTTGGAGGTATTCGAGCGTTTCAGGACTATTCAATTGGCTGATGAAATTCATAGGATCGTGACCGAATTTAGCTCGAACGTAAGCAGGAAGACTGTAGAATTCTTCACGAACTCCAGAGACAAGTTCGAGAGCCGTACTGTAGTCACCGGGAAGCGTTGCATCTCCGAACTGTAGATAAGCATACTGAGAACTATCGCCGAGATCGAGAGTAGCTATGCCTTTCTGGCCGTCTGCGTACTTGTTGACGATATAGTTGATATCAGTTTCATCTTTCTCGTCCTGAACCGCGAGAGACGGCATAGTGAATTCAATGCCGCAATGATCATGTTCTTCGACTGGATCGTAAGCTGTCTTAAATTTCATAGTTTCACCTCCTTTCGCAGGCGCCTAGACGCGGCGGGCGTGGCGCACAGAAAAAGGACGATCTCTTGCGAGACCGTCCTTATTCTGATACGCTCTATATTAGATTATCATTTAATCGGGTCGTTGTCAACATCCCGTACATAATCTACGGCGCGACCAACCAGCACAGGAACGCGGGATTCGTCAGAACTTTCAATATAGTAACGGCCATCAGTATCGCCAAGGTTACCGATATAATGAAGACTGAAATCTTCAGGATAACTATTAATAAGCGTCTTATCATCATTAACTAAACCTTCGAAAGCTCGCAGAGCGAGCATGTCATTGTGGTAGACCTGTGGAGGGCTGAATTGTTCAGCCTTGGAATCATAAATGGAATAGAGTCTCAGCGGAACCATCTCCTTTTCTGAATGAAACTAAAAACCTACGAATCATGAGATATAGCGTAGCTGATATGACATAATAGTCATTATCAAGGCGAATAACTCTGGAATCATCAGGTTTGAGGCGATAAGCGGCATATTTACTGCCGCGAAAAGAGTAATTGAAGAGAATATTACGATTTGAACAGAATTTTTCAACGGCCTCAAGTTCATTAATAGGCATCACCTCATTTCTGATTTAATGATAACACAATCATAATACCTTGTCAAGTTTTCTGCCAAGAAAATGTTTATATTTGCCTTCTTGAACAATGCAGCGGTCAACAAGGCGCTCATAAGTATTGTTCTCCAAGTTATTAAGCATCTTCTCGATACGGTTATTACGGATGTATTCCATCCAGTGAGGATGTGTTTCATCGAACTTATTATCATAGTAACGAGGAGGACGCATCTTCTTACCGTTAATGACAACGAAATCATTAGCATAACACTCTTCACCATGCTCTTCAAGCCATTTTCCGCCTATACCGGGACGATTGGATGCAAGCATGAACTCAGGCGTACGGCCATTATAGTGTTCGGCAGCTTGACTGCCAGTCTGCTTCTTCACTATGTAGCGCGCGACATAGGCAGCAGAATCGAAGCTGAAGTCGCCAATAAGATGCATACCGTATTTCCATACTTTGGAAAAACGAGAAGAAGTATAAGTGTTATAACCGTCTGTACGGAACCGAAAAGCTTTGTCATCGAAATTAATATTAAACAATATATAATGATAATGGGGACGACCATGAAGTTCACCATATTCACCACAGCCGAGAAAGCGAATACCACTGCCATACTCACGACGAAGATTTTTCATAAATGTTTGATGAAATTTCTTGCTCAAGCTTCTGTTGTTCGGCAAGTGATAATCATCGAAAGTGCACGTAACGAAATAAGCTGAAGACGAAGTACGGGCTTCGTGAACAGCTCTGACAGCCCACTGTCTACTATTTTCAAGCCGACAGCCGATACATTGTTTGCAAGAACAGCGAATGAAACGACTATCGCTGGCAAGTTCAGGGTGGGAGGCAAGGCTGCCGTAGAAGGAATAGTGCTGCTTGCCATTTTTCGTAATCGCTCCTTCAACCGGGTACATGAGGATAGGATTGTAGCATACCATATTAATCACCTGTACCGATTGTATCAGGATTAAGTCAGAATGTCAAATCCTAAATCCACCTCGTCCTACTCTCTTGAAATTTCTGCGGCGAGATTTGGAAGTACGCCGAAAAAGGCGACGAGAACCACGATTAGACAGTCTTCGACGTTTCATTTAGTGTCCCTCCAGGAACCGAAAAAACGGCTAGTTTTTTTAGAATCATTCTTATTACTACCAACTGGCTCAACAAGTTGCGCAACATCGGTTTGAAAATCCGAGGCAACCTTTTTAGCAGTGACAGTATTCATAGAAGCTTTACCTTTAAGCGCTTCGATAAGGTCAACGACTTCTTGAATGAAGGGGACAACAACGGTAACAATAAAGGTCAGAATCATAGTAGTTTTGTTAGACATATAACCAACTCCTTTACTTTAAAATATAGCTAATACCGCGAAGAATATGACCGAGGCCTGAATTACCAACGCCTAATGAGTCATAGAAATCAGCTTCCTGCTTCGAAAGGCGAGAATTATGAAAAGAGAAAGCAGCAGCAGAATTGGCCTGATTGGCTGAAGCTATATTAGCCAGTATACCTGAAGAAAGATAAGATCCTTGAAGTCTTAGATTCTGCAGCTCCTGATCCATTCGCTGAAGCTCATAACCAAGACGTTTTTCATAGGTTTGCTCTGCTAAATTCAAATTATTAGCCTTAATGCCGTTATCAATAACTATTCCATGGGTCGCCTGACGCGTAGAATCGGCTTCTGCGACGTTTTTATCAATCTGAGAAATTGCAAGATGTTCAGCATTTTTCGCCTGCCGTTCAGCGGCACTAGCAGCTCTAGCAGAGTTCATGGTAGAACCGATATCACTCATTCCGACAGAAGCAGCTGAAGCTCCAGATATAGAACCGCCTATACCATTAGTTGCAGCGAGAATGGGATTCAGACCAGCGGCACGCATGTCATCAACAGCCCATTGATAACGATGTTTATAATTTTCAACATTCCACGCATTCGCCTGTGCGGCATTAGCGGAATTGTAATGATTCTGA